CTTTTATACCAGGCTTGACGCTGGATGTACTCCCGCACTTGCCGCGGGGTCTTTGAGCGTTTGATCCGCTCAACCGTGTAACACTTTTGTTTCATATTAGTATCTCCTTTTCTTTAGGCGCCTGATACACCGGTTGATATCAATGCCGGTTTTTTGTCTTTTGAGTTCTTTCCTTCGTATCCATTTTGGCTCCCCACAGGTGGTAAAATCGAGAGAATAAAGAGAATGCTCTTCTTTAAACCCTGACATCACTACTGGGACATCGAACTGTGATCCATCCTCTTTCGTGACCCTGAGGAGGACTTTTCCTTCAATGGAGGCACTGAATAATTCCTGATCTCCCATATACCTTACGCCATTGCCATCCTTCCCTGTAGGGCTGCCTGTAGCATTTCATTCGTGAGGCCTTCCACTGCCTTGATGTCCTTCTGCTTGTTGCTGAAGCAGGAGTAGAGGTTGCGCAGCCGCTCAGCCGGGATCTGGTTGAACTTCGCGTAGCCGGTGGCCCGGCAGGCAATGCCCTGGATCAGCGGCAGGCTCTCCTGCTGCCCGGTGGCCCTCAGGTATCCGCCGATGGCGGCGATGGCTCGCTTGCGGAGGCGGTTCAGGTCGGGGTTGGCCTGCTCTTGAAGCTTCGCGCACAGGTCGATCAGGTCATGGGTGTCGATGTCGGCCGAGCTCTCCACCCCGTAGCTGGAGACCAGCGCCAGCTTCTCGTCCTTCGTCATCCCGCACACGCTGCACAGCGTGTGGAACATCTTCAGGACCTTCTTGTGGATGTCATCCATTGCATTCATATCGGTAAATGTTAGAACAGTTTCGGGTTAATCTCATCGTATGCCAGGTTGCAAAGCCGCAGGGCGAATTTGCGGTCTTCATCATTGGGCAAGCCGGCCACGGCCGCGCGGATCTGGCGGATCGCGTCGTAAACGGCGGCGTGCTCGCTGGCGAAGGTTTTCAGGAAGTGTGCACATACCCCGACACCGATTCCAAATGAGTTCGTGGTGACGTCATATCCTGCCACCCACCGCCCGCTGACGCAGGCCGAGATGATGGAGTTGAAACGCGTGTCCCCCTTGATATGGGGCAGCGGGTACTCCAGGTGTGCCACCACCCTGGGCTGTCTTTTGGTTGCTTGTTCAGTGTTCATATAGGTCATTATTAGGTATTAAATCTCATCGCAAAACCTTCGGTTGGCTCCTTCCTCCCAGATCACGAAAGGCTCGCCGCCTTCGCCGGCGGCCTTGTCTTCGTAGCGGGAGGCCGGGAAGGCCTTGTACGTATCGACGTGGAGTTTCACGTCGGAGAGGCGGCGCACCGTCTCGGCGATAGCCGGATCCGCGAGACCCCGCTTCTCGTGCGCCAGGAAGATGAAGAGCTTGTGCGGGTAGAACCGCATCAACTCCACATAGTCCTTTTTCTTGAAGCCCGGGAGGGCCGTCAGCGAGTCAATGATCACAACATCCGGACTCTTGCGGCGGTCGAGACGGTATCTGAGCTTCTCAATAGGCTCCTTATCCAGAAGGACCACCCGGTTTCCGGCCTCTTCCATCCCGACACGCAGCCACGCTTTCTGCAAGCTGAGGCTCAGTCCCTGTTCCAAGGAGTCGTAGGCCACCTTCGTCCACTGGCTGAGATACTTCGCCAGCATCAGGGCAAAGGTCGTCTTGCCGCTGGCGCTGCCGCCCCAGATGATCCAGCTGCCGTGGAGCTCCGGACACCCTATGCACGCTTTCCAGGGGCCCTCGAAGGGAACCGTCTGGAAGCGGGCCATCGCCACATTGCGGTTCGATATCGCCTGCGGCAGGTAAACGTCCTTGCTCTGGGCCTTTTTCGCCATCTACGCCTCCTCCTGCTGGGTTTTGATCGACCACACCAACCGTTTCACGCGACGCAGGTCACCGTCGGCCTCCTCGGAGATCCGGGCGATGTCGCTGCGGTCCGTCACCCCGTTGGCGTTGCAGATGGCCATCACATCCTTCGTATTGGCCAGCGGCAGGCCGATGAACTTCCGGCCAACGCGGGAGTATATCTCGCGGTAGCCCTTGCGGCTGTTGCGCACGCCGCGCTTGATGCGCTTCTCAAGATAGTCCGTCGCACAGAGCAGGATCCCGCAATGGTCCTCCAGTTGGTTGTAGATGCTGATGAAGAAATACAGCACCTGGTCGCTCAGTTTGTCGGCCTCGTCGAGGATCACCAGCGGGGCGTCCTTCTTTTTCAGCGCCTGAATCGCATCGAACATCATTTCTGTGACCGTGCCCGTCGCCTCGATGCCAAGGCTGCGCAGCAGCTCCGTGAGGAAGTGTTTGCGGTTCCAATACTCGCTGCAGCAGAGGTGATAGACGTTGCGGTTGGCGGCGGTGTAGGTCTTTATGGCCTCGGTCTTTCCGCAGCCGGCGTCGCCCACCACGGCCAGCACCAGGGCGTTGTCCTGGGCGTCGGTGAGGATCTGCGTCATCTTCGCATACCCACGTGTGGGAGCGACGTTCCAAGGATGGCGCTCGAGCCCCACCTGGTGGGCGACGTTGCGCCACATATCGTCGCTGATCAGATCCCAGTTCCCGGAAAGGATCTGGGAGACGGTGGCGGCGCTCACCTCGTTCAGCGAGCGAGCGGCCTTGTTCTGCGAGCCTTTCTGCTCTACGTACTCCGCGAGCCGGGCCTGTGTCTGTTGTTTTTCTTTGAGGGTCATATAGGTAGGTATTAAACGTCAATAGATGTTGAAACGGTCGAACTCCTCGTCCTCCTTAGGATCGCGGCGGGGCACCAGCACGCGCTGCAGCTCCGCAGCCTCGAAGTCAAAGTCATCTTCCTCTGGCTCCGGCTTCACCTCCTTCACCTCCTGGGCGGCTGCCTTGGCCTCAGCCAGGCGTTTCTTGCTCACCAAGTCCTTGTGCTGTCCGCGGCTGTCGGTGATGATGGTCTTGGCCAGGGTGTTGTCGAGTTCGGTATTCTTGCTGAAGATGGCCATCGCCACCTCGTCGGCGCGGGAGGCCTTGACGGCCACGTATTCTTCGAGCCCGCGGTTGTAGTCGAACACACGCTGCAACTGCTCGGCATCGCCTTCCTTGCGGTCGGCAAGGGCCATCGGCTGCTCGTACTTCTGCTCAAGGATGTAGCGGCGCTTGTCATCGGTGCTGACGGCTAGGACGTGGCTCAGATCCTGCGGATCATAGCGTACGATCCAGCGCTTCGAAGCGGCATCCTCGCGGAAGGCGATGTCGAAACTGTCGTACTGGATCCGCTCGCCGTCGATGGTCACCCGCAAGCCGCAGCCTTCCAGGATATGCCCCTTGCCATTAGTCCAGCCGTAGGTGAGCAGGAAGGTCTCGTCGTCCATCACCCGTTTGTACTGCTCGGCGGTCTTGCCCCAGAACTCCAGGTACTGGTCCCGCTTGGCGGCGCGCTCCAGGGTGATGATCTTCGTGATCTGATTGATGACCTCCTCTTCCGTGGGGAAATTGTGCTTGTTGGCGTTGAGCCACTCGGGGCTCGGCTGCACTTCCCGGCGGCTCTTCACGCCGAAGCCGCTCCAGTTCTTCATCCACTGGGCGTAGGTGGTGTTCAGGTACTTGAAATATGGCTCCACGACCTTCGCCTTGGCATTGCCGACAGCAGCCGGGACATAGTGCGTGCAGGTCGCCAGATAGACGGGCTTGGTGGCCGTCCTAGCGTAGTTGTCGCTCTGGATCTGGTAAGGGATGTAGCGTTCGCCGAACAGTTCCCGGGCGTGCCGCACGGCATTCCCCAGGGCCTCGACGATGACGTTCACGTTCTCGTGGGTGCTGATAGCGTAACCGATCGGATAGTTGCAGCAAGGATCCAGCACGACTTCGAGGTTCATTCGGTTCGCATAGCCGTCCTTGGTGCGGTAATAGAATTCGGCAGTCCAGCCATCGTGCACCCAGAAGAGCATTGCCCCGCTCGGGCGGCTGCGCTTGACTTGCATCGCCTTGTTGTTCTTGAACTCACGCACGCCGCGGCTGCCGGCGTAGGCCACGAGGCCTTCCTTCTGGCGGAAGTTGGCCACGGTGCCGGCCGTGATCTTCGGCCATCCCTGCAGTTTGGCGGCCTGGTTGTAGGCCAGCGCCACTTGGGCGTCATTCAGGTTGTTGCCCGACTTGCAGAGGGCCAGCATCGTGGACCGCTGCGCTTCCGTGCGGATCTTCGATGCCTGGCTGTTGCCGAACTTGCCGCTGATCAGGACGGCATATCCGCCTTCCCGGTACTGCTTGAACTTCTCCTGCAGACGGGCCGGGTTGCCCGGAAGGCTGTGGGGATATTTGTCCGCCAGGCGTGGCAGCACGTCGGCTACCTTCTTCCAGAACTCCCCGCGCTTGATGCGGGGCTTGCCGCCTTGCCTCAGACATTCTTCGTCACTCCGCTGCAGCCTCAGGCCGCAGGCATTCAGGATCGAGGCGTTGTTGGTCAGCTCCTCCACCTTCTCGGGTGTCAGCCGGTCACCGCTGCCCACCAGGACGGTCGAGTAGAAGTCGTAGGCCGCGTGATCAATCTCCATGAGCTCCATCAGCGTCACGGCCTCCTTCTGGCCCTGCAGGTCGGGGAAACGGTGGTACACCGCCGGTCGGTACTTCAGCGGAAGGGAGTCCAGATAGTAGAGCGCCGGACGCTCGTTGCAGCCGCGGCGGGCGCGCTCGGCGTTGCCGCGCTGCACCAACTTGTACAGAGTCTCGTAGGCTAATATCCCTGCGAGATCCTCCTGCGTGGCCGCCGGCCTTTCGTTGATGTACTCGATCATTGATTGTCTCTTTTTTCTTTGCGCCGCTGCGGGGCTCGAACCCGCACATCCCGGTTTATACGTTATGGCAGAAGTGGGATGCCCGCCTGGAGCGGTCCCGCAGACTATGCGCGGTCTGCGTCGCGGTAGGACGGATCCAGCTTGGCAAGCGCCCGGTCCGTCGCCCATATCAGTGCCGCCGCCGCAACCAACTCCAACACCCCGGCCCCCTCCGCCGCCAGCAACCACACCAGCGCCCCGGCACCGCACACGTAACAAATGAGCTTCGGTATCTTTTTCATAACTTTGTATCCTAATCGTTTAACTATGGATTTCAACTTCCTTTTTTCAGATCCGGAGGAGCAGTTCGCTTCAGACATTAGCTATGCAGATAATGCTTTGATTGATTCCGGCCCGTGCCCAGCCCATAAGAAGTATGCATCAGTATCCTATGACTATGATGAACACGGGACTTATGCCTACATAAGAGGCTACTGCTGCAAAGATTTTGCGTACAAAGTGGCGAAAACGCTGGATGAGACTCGCAGATTCGCCAAGATATACATCAAAAAGAAGTAAGCAGTGCCCGAACCCATCCTTGCCCCGGAAAGTATAAGTGGAGTGCTGGATGGAACGTCTTTCTGCCCGGTTACGGATCATTTCCTCTTCTTCCTGGGTGAAGTCACCACCTCTCTTATAAGCGGCGGCGAGTAGTTCATGCTGTTGCTTCATAGGTCTATAGGTATTAGTTAACATATTCCGTTTCTTTGCCGCCTCGATCCAGCGCAACCTTCCGGATCTTGCGTGCCAGCACCGTGTCGGTCTTGAACAGCAAGGCCTCGCCGACAGTCTTCCGGCAGACATTGAGAGCGGCTGCAATCGCGTTGATTTCTCCTTTGCGTGTAACGATCTGCCTCATTCTGCTTTATTTCTGAACGTAAGAATCTCGGATCCGAGCGTCCAATACGCTCTCTCCAGTTCTGCTCTCGCGCTATTGACTGAAGCGCGTAAGCGGTCCAACTCAACACTCCTCTTGGGATTGCCTAGTTCCTGGATCCGGTTAATTTCTATTTCTTCTGCAAAAGCTTTTAGACGGACGCTGATGTCGCGTATAGGTAGGAGGGTGCTGCTTAATTTGGCAGATATCTCCTGATTGTTCATCGGGGAGTCGCTAACGACGTGCACGGTTTTAAGTTTGAGTGCTTCCATTTGTCTACTTTATCGCTTTTTTCTAACTTTGGTGCGGGGTTACATTGGTAACCACGGTGCAAAGATATAGAAGTTTTTGAGAACTTACAATTATTTTTAGAAGTTTTTTAGAACATGAGCAAGATTATCGACCGTTTTGATGAATATATGCGCTTCAAGCATTTGAATGACAATCAAGTCACAGTCAGTCTTGGACTAACCAATGGGGTTATAGGTAAGTCGCGGAAAAAAGGTCGAGATCTTTCCAAACGGGTAATAGAACAAATTGAGAAGTTCTATACCGATTTGAACATAGACTGGCTACTGACTGGCGAAGGGGCAATGCTTTTAAGAAGTGAGTTTGAATTATTAGAGAGGCTTGCTGATCGCTTATCTGAGTTAATTATTGATATAGGTGATGGTCTTGAGAATATCGCGAGTGATCTCGGTATCACCCAATTGGAACTGGCCAATTTTACCAATAATCTAGAATTTCCGTCAAGCCCGATAGATTTTGTGCGGTTTATACAAAAGTATCCAGAGTATAATTATAAATGGATCCTTGTAGGATATGGACCAAAATTTAATGGTGAAGAAGGAAAATGTTTAGAATCGATTAAAAAGCGAGTCTATCAGAACAATCATCCTGAGCTCTTCCCTAAATCTACAATATGTCAAGAGGACAAGCATAGAAACGAACAGCAAGTGTGGCAACAAATAGCTTTTTTAAATGAGCAGTTGAAAGAGAAAGATGAACAAATCAAGCAGTTGATGAACATCCTTCAAAAAAGATAACATTATCCTTCACTATCTAGTTCGCATCCGAAAGTCCGACCTGGAAGGCTGGATCCGCCTTGTCCCCGAGAACCCCGAATACGCCCCCCCAGGACATCCCCGCCACCTCAGTCCGCGCCGTCTTCCAGGTCCTCGGCTGCGCCAAGAAGATCTTCTGATATGGACCCGCAAGAACGTTTTCAGCAAGAGCGGCTCGTGCGTATGCAGATTGATGATCAGCGCATGAATCGGG